TGTGGGTGATTTCAAAGGTAGAAATCGCCGTGAAGGTCCAGTACAAGTTGAATTTGAATTTGAGGATTAATTATGAGTGATTATTATATATCCTATGAAGAAACTGTACCTTGGAATGGTAGCGTTTTTAATGCAAATGAATATAGAAGAGCTATAAACTCATTCTATTCAAAAGTTGATCTTGTAAAACCAAATGCAATAGTAGAAGATGGTGCGCCAACCCCAAGTATTTCTGTAAAGAATTTGTCCCCAGACGCAAATTTTCCTAATGAATGGAATTTTAGTTTAAGTGGGAAATTTTCAACATCGAAACGTGATGAATTAACCGGAAATTACTTAGCAAGTGTTACTTTAAGTGGAGACGTTAAAGTTCCAAGACAAACACCTAGTGGAAAAACACTGAAATCTATTATAGCATCCGATTTTAAGACTACACGTGGTATTGGAAAGACTCCAGGTGAAGCTTTCAATAATGCTTTTAAACAACTAAGAGAATCTTTGTTACAAACTTTAGCTGATCAAGTTGGTATTTCTGGCAAGGGAATTAAAGTGGAACGACAAGATGCATTTACCGATCCAGATCCCGCTTTAGTAGGACCACCTACACAAACAATTAATGGTGTAGCAAATAAAGCTCCCGTAGTAGATAATCCAAATATAAAACTTCCTACCCAAGAAGTAAAAGGGTTAGATGCAAATGCAGCGCAACAAGCAGCTTCAAAAGCCCAAGACGTAACAAGCAATGCGACATCTCAAGTACAAAGTGCAGCTGGAGGGTTAACATCACAAGTTCAAGGTGCGGCCGGCCAGGCACAAGGTGCATTAGAAGGTGCAGCTGGTCAAGTACAGGGAGCAGCTGGTCAAGCTCAAGGTGCATTAGAAGGTGCGACTGGTCAGGCACAAGGTGTAATTGGCGGCGCTCAAGAATCTGCCGGTGGCGTACTTAGTAATTTATCATCTGGGGTTAAAGGTGCAATTGGAGGAGGTGCTTTAGGAGCCGGTATAGGTGCATTAGCAGGCGGAGGAAAAGGTGCATTGATTGGAGCTGGTGCCGGATTGGTTGCGGGTGGTATAGCTGGCAAAGTCTTTGACAAACTAAATCCTAAAGGAATAAAACCAGATGGACTAGGCAAAGATTGGTCTCCTGATAAATATAGCCCTGAATCTATAGCTGGAAATACTAAATTTGTAAATGCTAAAACAGGCGTGGTTGAATCTACTTCTGAATTAGCTAAAGGATTAAAAGGTGGATTGTTAGGTGGTGCTCTTGGAGCCGGTGTAGGTGCATTAGCTGGTGGTGGTAAAGGTGCATTAATAGGTGGATTAAGTGGTACTGCACTTGGTGCTGGATTATCCGTTGGAGGTGTAACAGGAGGAGCTTTAGCCGGTGGTGGATTGGGAGCTGGAATAGGAGGAATAGTTGGAGGCGGAAAAGGTGCTGTAATTGGAGCAGTTTCTGGAGGAGCTGTTGGTGCAGCTGCAGCTAAATTAGCTAGTGTTCAAAAAGGAATGCCTAAGCCAAATATACCAAAACCACCTAGTACGCCACGTATTAAAACGATTAAAATACCAAGACCATCATATCCAAAAGGCGCAACAGATTTATTAAATTTACCTAAATCTCCTCTGGGTTAATAATTATATATATATAAACAATATGAAAATAGAAGTGCTTAAAGAGTTTATTAAAAAAACAGTACAACAAGAAGTTCGCAACGTATTAAAGACTGAGTTGAAAAGTCAATTATCAGAAATATTTGCGAATAATTCATCAAAGCCTCAAAAAAAGACAAAATCTGCAGATTCTGATCTAGAAGCTAAAATTTTGAATGAACTTGAATCTATGAATGAATCAGTAGCAGAAGTTGAAACTAAGCCTACGAAGAAATATGTTAAATATACAAACAATCCAATGTTGAATGACATATTAAATCAGACTACAGGAGGAGTACCACAAGAAGGTGGTATGGTTAGTATGATGGGTGGGTATGGATCAACTTCCTCTCAAGTAATTACAGAAACAAAAGCTCCCGAGAATGCTCCTGAACCAGTTAAATCTGTATATTCAGCTATGACCAGAGATTATTCTAAGTTGATGAGTGCTATAGAGAAGAAGAAATCTAAGATTTAATTATGTCTAAAAAAGCACTAGGACTTAAAATACCTTTCAGATTGGGTCAAAATGGTTATTTTGAAACCAATGTGGATACTATTTCCCAAGTTTCGAGTAATATAAAGAATCTTTTATTAACACGACCTGGCGAACGTAGATTTAACAATGCGTTTGGGTCTTCTTTATATAAAGTATTGTTTGAACAGAATGAATTACAAGAAATGTTGCCTATGTTGGTAAATCTTATTCAAAATGACGTAAATAGATTTATGAATGGGGTAATAGTAGAAGATGTTAAAGTTCAATTAGTAGAAAATGATGTTGTAAATAATGATTACAATAAAATATTTATAAAAGTAGCCTTTAGTTATAAAGAACTGAAGTCTACAACCGAAGTAATTATCACAAACAATAATATATAATGCAACAACTAATTAACAAAACATTCAAAGCTAATACAAAAGACGTTTTGTATTTAAATCGTGATTTTACTTCGTTAAAGCAACAACTGATCGATTTTACCAAACAGTATTACCCACAAAGTTACAAGGACTTCAGTGAAAGTTCACCAGGACAAATTTTTATTGAACAAGCTAGCTTTGTTGGTGATGTACTATCTTACTACACTGATTATCAATTCAAAGAAAGTTTTATTCAATTTGCGGGTGAACGTAAGAACATTATAAATCAAGCACAATTTTTGGGTTATAAACCAAAAGTGTCTTCAGTATCGTCTACATACGTAGAATTATTTCAATTATTACCAGCAACTCGTACATCAGGAGTTAATGGCGAATATATACCAGACGAAAGATATTGTTTGATTTTGAAACCATATACACAACTATCCAGTGTATCTGGTGTATCATTTATCGTTGAAGAAAGTGTAGATTTTAGTCAAGACACACTATTCTCACCAAGAGAAATAAGTGTTTACAATCGTGACAATACAGGTGCTCCATTGTTTTATTTGATAAAGAAAACAGCGCAGTGTTATTCAGGCAGAATTACATCAAAGACTTTTAGTATTGGTGACCCGCAATCTTTCTTAAAAATTAAGTTGGATGAAACAAATGTTGTCAAAATAATAAGTGTGGTTGATTCAAATGGTATTAACTATTATGAAACCCAATACTTGGCGCAAGATACCATTCCTATTTTGGTTGATAACGTTCCGCTTAATAATCAAACACTGTCACCATATAGAAATGAAACACCTAAGATTTTAAAGTATTTAAGAACTGAACGCAGATTTATAACAACAATAGATCAAAATAACTTCACTTACATCCAATTTGGAGCAAATACAGAAAATTACGAAAATACTGTTATTATACCAAATCCAACCAATGTTGGTGTAGCTCTATCCAATTTAAAAAATCTCAATATATCTTTGGATGGAACAAACGTATTGAAAGCAAATTCTTATGGTGTATCTCCATCAAACACAACATTAACAGTTACTTATGTTGTAGGTGGTGGTTTGGATTCAAATGTAAATTCCGACGAAATAAATAAGATTGCTAGTACCGATTATTTAAATGATGTCACTAGTTTGACTGACAGTGAAGTTATTTTATTAAATAACATAAAAAACTCATTGAGAGTAAATAATCCACAGTCATCTACAGGTGGTAACAATGCTGAAACAGATGAAGAAATACGTCAAAGTGCAATATTGAATTTTTCTGCTCAAAACAGAATGGTTACATCGGAGGACATTTTACTCAGAGTGTATTCGTTGCCAACGTATTTAGGCAATATCTCTAAAGCATATGTTGAAAGCAATTCAAATAGACGCATTCAATATAACCAACTAATTAAAGGTATAGTGAATGAAAATGGAAATGAAACATTGGATCTAAATCCACTAAATCCATTGGATAGAAGAAAGTTTTTAGAAGCAAGTAATCCATTTACCAACAATCTTTATTTGTTGGGATATGATGTTAATAAAAATTTAACCAAACTAAATCCTGCTACATTACAGAACTTAATAAGTTATCTGAATAATTTCAA